GAATCCAGTAATTTAGTAGAATCTCTTTCATCGACTTCTGCTGTTACTCTGACATATCCATTTCCAGCCATACTTGTCTCTATCTGAACGCTTGTCGCATCCACATCTATTGATATTGTTTTCATATTGTACTTTTTAGAACTATTTATTTCTGATCTGAAGAAATCCACGCTTAGCACATTCCCTGAGAAGCTCCATATCCTCATCCTTGATGTTACAGGGAGTTTCACCGTTTACCGTGGTGTAATCGGGAATGTTAAACCTGTCTCTGATTTTCTTTATAATTCGGGGGACGTCTTTGGGATCAAGATGTTTGGTGTCCCAGTAAATAGTAACTTTCATTGTTTAAAATGGATTTTCATCCTCTATATCGGCATGTTGCCACCCCGACAGAGGAACAGAGTCAAGATTATAAAAGCATGTTGTAGCAGCATTGAACCCACAGATAAACCGTAGAAGTCCAATGTTTCGTCCTTTAGCAATATCTATCATAGCCGTTCCTTTCGTTTCCACGTTTGAGAAATCGCTTGGATAGGATTTCTTAGTTACTTCGGGACGATAAATGAGAATGACTACATCGGCTGCTTCTGCTATTTGTCCACTATCACGAAGGCGGGCAAGTGTAGGAACCGGATTCATGGTGTCCCTATTCAATTGAGAAAGGGCTATAATCCAAATATCAAGTTCTTTTGCAAGATTCTTCAAACGCCTTGCAACGTCTCCCATCTGCTGTTCCTTGTTGGCTCCTTTCATGTTCACATTGAGAATCTGCAAGTAGTCAACTATAGCACCATCAATGCCATACTTCAACTTCATATAGCGAATAGACGAAATGATAGTGTCTATATTTGATGTACTCCGATCATCAAAGTAGATACCCTTACCTGATATCTTGCCAATACCTTTGTCAACTGCCTGTAATTGCGAATCTGTCAAGCGTGAGTACATGATCTGATTGGCAGAAACACCACTCTCCATAGAAAGAATACGAGCTGTTATTTGTTCTTTTTTCATCTCCATAGAATACATGGCAATTTTGGCACCAAAATCTGCTGCATTCCTCATGATAGAAACAGCTAAAGAGGTCTTGCCTTGCGAAGTCTCACCGGCAATAATTATCAAATCCGATCTCTGTAAACCACCTGATTTGCTATCAATCTTTTCAAAACCTGTAGGAGTTCCAGTGATAGCTTTAGCTCCTGAGAGATTCTCATTTATCATGCTGTAAACATTCTCTAGCCCATCATTAATGGTTGATACCGTAGTGCTACTTGATTTAAACAGAGACGCCAGTTCATTACTGACCGAATTAGTCACATCAAGAATATCTTCTGATTCCGAATAAGAGTTTGAGACTAGATATTGCCCTATTACATAGAACTTACGCCTGATGGCCAAGTCATGAAGCCTAGCCACATACTGATACAAGTCAAAAGTACTGTTAGAAGCAATCTTCATATATTCCACCAGTTCAAACTTCACACCATTGGCGACAAGCTTTCCCTTGACCGTTATCATATCAGGCCTGTTTCCAGAGGATACCACTTGAAGAATAGCCTTGTATATCTCCTGATGGAAAGGATTGTAGAAAGATTCTTCCGATAGTAACTCTCTCACTTCTTCAAAAGCATTACGTTGAAGGATAATAGTGCCTAGAACTATTTTCTCGGCATCTTCATCACGTAGCTGTACATTAACTTCCATATTCCTTTTTTGCCCAGTTTAATACCGTCCTGTAAAGGTTAGTATATCGTTTACGTAAATCCTTTCGATTCTCTATCTGCTCAATGATATCCGCTATCTGCTTACCGGTATATTTCTCTTTGAGTTTTAGGAACTCAGCTTCTGTAATTTGAGAAGAGAAATTTTTAGGGTTACTACAAAAAGGGGCTTTACGTTCCAACCAATCATTGAATTTTAGAAAATCAGGATTTGAAGAAGCGGGTGAAGAAGCCACAGCTTCTTTCTTATCTCCGTTAGGAGATTCTTTCTTATCTTCCTTTTCCTCTTCCTTTTCCTCCATCGTGTTCACATCGTTATCACGTGGTGTTGACGTAGTGTTCACATCGTTATCATTTAAAGCCTTACTAATCAATTCTTTTACTATACCCTTACCGATATAAGACTTATCGTATCTCTTATCAAGGACTTGATGACTACGGAATGTGCGGATAAAGTAGTAGCTTTCTTCTGCATGAATAATAGGTACTAACATCCGGGCATCCACTAAGGAATCTATCCACTTTTTTATTTCAGATACTCGTAAGTTTTCATCGTAAGGAAATATTTGAGATTTGAGTAATGCAGCATTACCTTTGATAACTCCGAAATCATCGGCAAAGTTCCAACAACCAATAAAGAAGAGGCGGCACGGGATTGGTAATTTACCAATCTTCTCATCTTCCCAGAATTCCGGTTTAATTGTTCTTATTCGTGCCATGTTTATTCCTCTTTAATACCATATTAAAATCTTATGTTAGTTAATTGCCTGTCCTTGGAGAAAACAGCCCATTTACCATTGCCACTATCAAATAACCGTAAGTCCGACACCTCTCCGAAACGTTTGATGTTACCACAAAGGTCAACAATCCAGCCACATTTCTTGGAAGGATGCGGGCGGATAGCCCGACCTACAATTTGATACCACATCGCTAAAGACATCGTAGGACGTGCCATAACGACCGTATCAAGCTCAGGATAATCAAAGCCTGTAGTGAGTACCCCGACATTAGCAACGACCGGGATTTTCCCTGCCTTGAACGCTTCGAGTATTCTTTCACGCTCACCTTTGGGGGTGTCGCCCGAAACGATGGCACAACCTGGAATTGAATAGGTAAGTCTTTCGGCTTCTTTCAAAAACCGGGTAAAGACCAATATTCCTTTTCGCTTACCTCCTGCCTTGGGATTCATCAGCCTTTGAACGATATGAACGAGATAACCGTAAAAGTCTATGCGTTCATATTCTCGCTGGACGGACCGATCTGTGTAGTCGGCGCCGGTGGTGTTCACTTTCAGGTTGAGTTCGTTCCACCCTGAAGGATTCATAGGGTAGTAATTCAACCTCGCCAAATATCCCATATCTAAAAGAGTTGATACCTGTACATGGTAAATGACCTCTGAAAAGACATGGGGCTTTGTACGGGTGATAAACTTCAACATAGAACCGAAGTCACGGCTGGATGAAAGCCGGTAAGGTGTGGCCGTTAATCCAAGAACCTTGCATTTTACAGCTTCAAAGAAATCCTTGTACATTCCCTCTTTAGGGTTTACCAAATGGCACTCATCCACAATTATGTTTTTAAAGTGGGTAAATAATTCGGGATGATTCTTCACGCTACCTATGGTGGCGAATGTGATACGGCTTATCTCCTTTGAGTTGAAAGAAGCCGAATAGATGCTACAATCAAGAATACCATATGAGCACAGTTTCTTGAAATTTTGCTCCAAAATTTCTTTACTCGGCTGGAACACTAAGGTATGTCCGTCAAGCCTTGCAGCTATATCCGCTATGATAAGGCTCTTTCCCGAACCCGTAGGCAAGACCATGATAGCATTCGTTTTCTTGGCTTTGTTGTTGAAGAAAGAAACGGCTGCATTAGAGGCTTTCTGTTGATAATCTCGCAAAACATAACTCATAATCCTTTCTCCTTTCGTAACTTCTTATTAAGTGCCTTGTAATACTTGATTAGCTGCCCATACTCGAAATCAGACATCTTAGAAGTACCGGCAGCTTTCACTTTTAGTAAATCAAATTTCTGTTGTCCGATTTTAGCTATCAAATTCTTTTCGTAATTAATCAAATGGTCTGCGCTAAACCGATTGCACGCTCGGCATTCGGCATGAGCGTTATCTTCGTCAAACCTTGTAGAGAGGTGGCGGCGTGAATGAAAATGACCGCAGTCTGCCTGCTCGAAAGGCTTTATCTGCCCACATGAGATACAACGGAAATATCCGTTTGGCATACAATCACGAAGCCGTATGAAAAGGGAAAACTCCTTATCGAGTTTAGCTTTCAAATCCGGCTTCTTCTTTACTGTTACTCCTGCTCTATCAAACAAGGGTAAAGGCTTGTCTTTCTTTTTTTTCTTTTGTTTTATGTAGTATGGCATAAATGTATTATTTTTGCACGCCTCTTTACGAAAGGG